CCCCTACAGGGGCACCACCCAGTGCTTGCACAACACCCGTCACCCTAAAGGTGACGCATCCATACAGCTGGAGAGCGCAATGGGAAGATTCTTTCCTTCTATTCGGAGACGGGCCCGTCTTACTCATTCGGTCCCGTGTGAATATTGGCGATCTGTCAATATTCCTTCATCTCCGAAGATCCCGCTTACTGCTACCAATTTCTACTCGCAAGAGGAGATTATTGGTATCAGTCACAAGACACCTATTGATGGTGTCGGTGATTCAGGCGGGTTCATGACACTCACTCGGACGAGCGACGCAGACTCCCTTGGTTGGGGGTACTGCTATGGCACGTCCGGGTATTTGTCATATCGTGGAGGAATCTACCCAACGAATCCGGCCGCTGTTTCGTGGTGGACTCCGAGTTCTCTCGGATCCACCCCTGGACAGGGGTCGTTAAATTCGGTTGGTGCTACAGCGATCGCTCGCTGTAAACCAACTTCTCCTCACTTCTCCCTGGCCCAAAGCCTGGGAGAATTGCGAGAAGGCGCTCCGTCAATCCCCGGTGTGCGAAGTTGGGAGAATCGCACGCGCCCCCTTCTGGGAAGCGCAGGCGATGAATATCTCAACATCCAATTCGGATGGCTTCCTCTCATCTCTGATGCGAGGAAGTTCTACGAATCGGCCACTCAAAGTGACCGCATCCTCTCCGAGTATCGGAGAAATGCGAATCGTAAGATTCGCAGGGGATATGACTTTCCTGTGACGACTACGACGCGACAGGGCTCTGGATCTATCCAGCTTACCCCGTCTGTGTTCGGGTTGTTCGCACCAGGTACAATCTCAGAAACCGTAACCACCAGGAGGTGGTTCCGGGGTGCCTTCAGGTACTATCTACCTTCTTCTGATTCATTTCAGGATAAGGTTCGACGGAAGGCGCAGGAAGCAAACCAATTGTTTGGTGTGATTCCTACTCCTGAAGTCTTCTGGGAATTGACTCCCTGGAGCTGGGCCATCGACTGGTTCACGAACGTTGGAGATGTTATGTCCAACATAAGTTCGTTCGCCACAGATGGCTTGGTTTTGCAGTATGGGTACATCATGGAACACAGAGTGGTCCGTGGTGACATGGTCGTAACTGTCCCATCTTCACAGGTGAGAGAGTATGGACTGGATCGATCCGTATTCACACGTTCTTACGTGTACGAATACAAGGTTCGATACCCTGCAAACCCATATGGATTCGGCATTGACGACTCGACGCTCACAAAGCGTCAGTTGTCAATCCTTGGTGCCCTTGGATTATCCAAGGGCACGCGGGAGCGTTAGTTCCCGCATCCAATCAACCCCGAACGGAGCTCGTCGTGGCTTTTGCCGATCCTCAGTCTGTCACCATCAATGCAGTTGCTCAGACTCTTCCTAGAGTCAGCAGCGGAATCAACACTGGCACCTTCCGCAAGGACGATGCCACTGTTGAGCTCCGTGTCTCGCACACGTACAAAAATCGTACGCGGCGGGAGCTGCGGCTCACTCACGCGAAGGTTGCGCCGGATCCGTTGGTGTCTTCCACGAACATCAAGTACTCTATGAGTGCTTATCTGGTCGTGGACCACCCGGTTACCGGCTATACCGTCGCCGAGGCGAAGCAGATTGTGGACGCCCTTACGGCGTACCTCACTGCTTCGTCTGGAGCCAAGGTCACCCAGCTTCTGGGTGGCGAGAACTAAGATCTAGTTCTCGCAGGCTGATGGGTCATAAGAGGTCACGGCTAGGGACAAACTACCACCCGAAAGGTGGAGTCTGTGAAAAGCCTGATCACGCTCTGGACGGAGGCAGCTGAAGAACTAGCTGCCTGGTGTTGCACTAGCACCATCAGAGACTCCAAAAGAGTCGCTGAGCGATACGAACACGAAGGGTTATCGTTTTTAACGATAACCTTACCAGCTTTTGGGTCAGACCTCCAAAAAGGTCTGGACGCAGGCTGTGTAGGTCACGACCTCTTCCCTGGTTTCCAGAGACGAGGCGGTACCCCCCGATTTCTCGGAGGTTTCCTTGACCGCGTGTTCGATCGTGGTACTGGTCGATTGCTCGATCATCCCTGCGTGGATTCCATCTTTGCGATGCGTCAGCTTACGCTGATGTTCGCCAAGATCGCTGCGCCTTGCTCTGAAAGCAGGGTTAAGCGCGCCATTCAGGGTTACATCGAGTGTGAACAGGAAGTGAAGATTGCTGACCGTAGTACGCCGGAGAACTTCATCTCGGAGTTCAAACGGTTGTCAACAATCATGTTTGGTGACGTTTACGCCGCAGCAGACCGCGAGGTCTACTACGGTGAACTCGTCCCAAACCACGGCCCAGGTAAGACGGCCGATCGTCTTTCGGGAAACCGAAAATTCGATCAGCTTGAGTGGCCTCTCAGGGCTGAAGAGTACTTCCCTTATGGGGAGTATGTTCTCCCGAACTGGAGGTTCGCGTATCGCCTGGATCGTGTTCGCTTCCTTGAACCTAGGGATGAACGACCCGTAAAGGTCGTAACTGTCCCTAAGACGCTGAAGACTCCCCGTATCATCGCTATTGAGCCAACATGCATGCAATACATGCAACAGGCTCTGATGGCGAAACTGGTACCCGATCTTGAACGATCGGATTTCCGGGATATGATCGGATTCACGGACCAGACGCCTAACCAGCGCCTTGCTCGAGAAGGGTCGGCTTATGGCCGCCTTGCCACGCTCGATATGAGCGAAGCGTCCGATCGAGTCTCCAATCAGCACGTACGTGCTCTGCTTTCGCATTGGCCTCACCTTTCTGGTGCGGTTGATTCGTGCAGGTCACGGAAGGCTGATGTACCTGGATATGGCGTTCAACGCCTGTCCAAGTTCGCGTCAATGGGTTCTGCTCTTTGCTTCCCGTTCGAGGCCATGGTGTTCCTTACGGTCATCATGGTCGGGATGCAATTAGAGCACAATCGCCAGTTTACCAGAAAGGACATCCTGTCCTTTTCTGGCCAGGTGCGCGTGTACGGGGACGATCTCATTGTCCCCGTGCGCTATGTGCCGTCCGTCATCCGCGCACTCGAAGCTTTTGGGCTGAAAGTAAACGTGGACAAGTCTTACTGGAACGGGAAGTTCCGTGAGTCTTGCGGTAAGGATTACTACGACGGGCACGACGTCACTGTGACTCGTGTCCGCAGGTTTCTCCCTACCGGACGGGCTGATGTTCCGGAGATTATCTCCGCAGTCTCCCTACGTAACCAGTTTTACTACGCTGGCATGTGGAAGACTGTGAGGTATCTGGATGATCTGCTTGAACCCATCCTTGGGTTCTTTCCGCAGGTTGCAGATACATCTCCTGTGCTGGGCCGCCATTCCTTCTTGGGTTTCGAAACCCAGAAGACTGGCGAACAACTCCAGAACCCCTTGGTTAGGGGATGGGTTGTCAAATCCAAAATCCCGAGGTCTCGTATCTCGGGAGAGGGTGCCTTGCTCAAGTGTTTCCTTAAGCGCGGCGATCAGCCTTTCGCCGACAGGAAGCATCTGGAACGTCAGGGACGTCCTCAGCGCGTCGACATCAAGCTGAG